ATTTGTTGGAGGCCTTAATTCCGTCGCCAATCCCATTTATCAACAGCTCCCTCAGCAACGCTCGTATTCCCCTGGCTTATGTAAGCTCGGAGACAGACCGTTGACAAATCCACTTGCTTGTGGCAAGTTGATTAGTTACAACGCAACCACCTCTAGAGGTGACTGCGGTCTGCTCCTTTCCGACACTAAAGGCCATATCTATGGGATGCATGTCGGTACGTCAAACTCACCGTTTGGCTCAGCTACTAAGTATGCTGTCCCATTGTGTAGAGAAGACGTTGACAATGCAAAGGCCGCTTTCACATCTAGAGATTTGTTCCAGGTGTCGAGATCGGACCTTCTTCCCGAAGGATTGCTGAAGCTCCAAACAACTCCGGGGATTCATCCCCAAAGTGATTTGGGCAAGTGGGAGGCGTTTGGCGTAGGAGTTTGTACTTCAGAAGATCACATTCCCTTGTTTCACAAGAGTTTCGGAGATCAGATGAAACCGACATCTCGCAAGACCTCTATGTTCTACCTTTTCGGCAATGACATCCCACCGTACGGACCTCCGCACGTGGGCAAAGCCAAGCAGCTTCCTGATGGAAAGTGGGCGAGTCCCTCGATCTATCGCTTGGAAGCCAGATGGGGTACTGAACCCTGTCCGGATTTCCATAGACTTCTTGTGGCGGCTGATCACTACTTGGCGGACATCCCTACACCTAGGGACCCCCTATCACCTATTGATTTTTATCGAGCGGTGTGTGGTGATCGTCGAAACGTTTTGTTTAATGCTCGCGATTCTTCGAAAGCCATTGGGAAGACTCTCAAAATGCTTGGACTAACCAACGGTTCAGCATTCAAGCAGGGTCCCGACGAAACATGGGAGACTCACCCGGTAGTCAGGCAAGAGTATGATCGCATAATCTCGAATGCTAAAGGCTTCGATGATTTGGTCATGTGTATTTGCGTGGCAACCATTAAGGATGAGTCTCAACTGGAAGAGAAAACCCTTTTATTTAAGGGCAGACTCTTCTATGTCAACGACCTAGCCATGAATTTAGCCATTAGACCATATTTACTCCCTTTGATGGCCTACCTCATGGAGCACCCAGTGCATTCTGGAGTGAACGTTACCATGAATTGTGGTAGCGAACAATTCACTTCGATGTACCAGTACCTCATGAAGTTTGGCCCCAACCGTAGTTTTGATGCTGACCAAAAGAGCTATGACCTGCGGCA